CTTGGACGGCGATCTCGGTGTGCGACACGCCCTCAATGTCTCCCTTTTGCAGCTCCTTGAGCTGTTTTTTGAAGGACGATACCGGCAGACCGCTGTCGGCTTTCAGCGCATGGAGGATTTTGTCGATCTCCAGCGTGTCGAGCTTCTCTGACCGGGAGATTTTCTTCAGGATCAACTGGACGCAGGACATCCGGGCCACGGTGTTATTTGCGTTGTGGTCATAGACGTTGCGAATATATTTGATGATGTCTTCGAATAGCCATTCCTCTTGGTTCTCATCGAACTTGAGGCCCCAAACATCTTTCTCTTCCTCTGTCAGACCATCATCCCAACCCGGTGGGAGCATACGGTTCTTTGAATTAACATCTTGTAAAACATATTGAATGATTTGGGACAGGCCCTTGTTTACATCGATGCTGTCATTCTCGACCTTCTGCATTTTCTCATCGAACCAAACCTTCATATCTTCCAGTCCGGCCTTCAAAGTTATCTCGCCGCGCAGGATCGCATGTGAAAGCAGCCCGGCATACCGGTTCATTTGCACGTCACGCGCACCCATTGGTACGAATTCCATGGTTTTGAACTTGCCGCCGTGTGCGCCTTTGACCCGGAGCGTCACGATTTTACCAATCGCTTCGCGGATCAGGTCTTCAGCATTGGCCGGGAGCATCGGCAGCTGGTCGTAATGATCGACGAGATCGCCAGTCGAGACGTATGGCATATTGGTTTTAGGGTGGATGGATGGTGGCAACACCACCTGATTACCAGTTGAGAGAATTTCAACCACAGGGCGACCGTGCGCATCATAAATTTTACGCGCGGCTTGGCCGTTGAAGCGGTATGCCAGCACGAAACCTTTATGGCCGACCCGGCTCCACTGCGAGCGTGGGAGACAGGCGAGCAGAGCCGCCTCCACATCCGCGTTGTCATAATCATAATCGACCATAATCAGGCCGGATTGAGAACCCAGCGGAAGTCCGATATTGTTTGATTTATATAGGCGTAACCACGTTTCCTGCTCTGCCGGCGACGGCATCTTCGAACACCATTGCTGCCAATCGTCGAAGAAAGGACGCTTCTCTGCCACGCGCAGCGGGATGACTGGCAACCCTTTGGCCCAGTAGCGGGGCGCGGTGTTTGCAAAGATGTGATGTGGGTTGAAAATGTCTGTCATGATGAAGCCGACCCGTCTTTGGAGAATTTCTCCAAGCGGGTCATGACTTCGGTACGCTGATCGGCGTTCAGGATGTCATCCATAATGCCCATGACGGACGCCATGAATTGATCGACGGAGCGGAGGTTCTGCATTTTCTCTTTGAGAGACACCAGCTTTTCCATCAGGGTGACGGATAAACGGAAGTAGGTGTTCTTGTCAGCGGATTTGTCGCTGTCTTTAACGTCTTCCCAATAATCCGTCAGGCGTTTGTGAAGATCGTTGATGTTCGCTGTCAGTTCATCGTCTGACATATCGGCGGCGTGACTGTCGAAATCGTTTGTTTTCAACTCACCGCAAAATAATTGTTTAATGAAATCTGAATATGGACAATCAGGACGATTGAAGAGATTTGGATTATATTCGTAAAGCTGGCTGATCTGCCGTAACGGCTTTTCATCCAGCACTGGATAGTGCTGTGGTTGGTCTGACATACTTACTCCCCCGAGTTCATTGTCATGTGATTGTGGGATCATGATGCCTAAAATATTTTGATTGTAAAGAGAAATATTTTCGTTAAGACTGAGAGAATGACCAATTTATATATTGACCAATTCCTAAATCTTGCTAAAGAGCGGTTCTCCATTGACAGCTTGTCAATGTCGAACACTGAATGGATTTGCAAGAACACCTCGTTGAAGAAACGTCCGTTTTCGTTTAAAGGCTATCACTTTCAGGAAGCCATTACGAACGACATGCATCCCAACATGGATGTGATAAAAATTTCACAGGTGGGAATTACGGAAATCCAAATTCGTAAGGCTTTGGCTTTTCTGTTGCGTAACCGTGGCACCTCGCTGATTTTTTCGTTGCCAAATGAAGACATGCAAGGACGCGTAGCCTCGACGCGTGTAAAACCAATCGTGTCAGCCGATAAAGTATTCAACTCACCGATGGACAAAGCAGCCAAGGTGACGCGTTCACTTGAGATCATGCAGTTCGATCAATCGTTCCTGTATTTGGTACAAGCGTCCGAAGCATCTGCGACATCCATTCCGGCAGACGCCGTGTTTAATGATGAGGTCGATTTATCAGACCAGAAAATTCTCTCCCTGTTCAACTCACGGATGCAGAACTCAGATTGGAAAATCTCCCAGCGATTTTCAACACCGACATTCCCGGCGTTCGGGATTGATCTCAATTACCAAACGACGGATCAACATAATTATCTGTGTAAGTGCAACAGCTGTGGTCATTGGAACGATCCCCAGTTTGATCACCGCTTCCTTCACATCCCCGGATTGCCCCAAGACATTCCATTATTCGAAGTGACCAAAGAGGCTTACAGCGAAACACTCGATTTCGTCAACGCGTATGTCATGTGCGAACGCTGCCAAGCACCACTGGAATTGGGCAATCCTGAGAACCGCCAGTGGATTGCGAATTTCCCCAGCCGTGTCAACAGCCGTGGCTATAAGATTTCTCCTTTCGCTACCGAGCGTTTATCTTTGGATTACATCTTCGGCCAGATGTGGAAGTATCAGGAAACCGAATTCATCCGTGGTTTTTATAACACAGTGTTGGGCCAAGCCTATTCGGATGGGAACATCCAAATTCCGGTCGAAGATATTCTGGCCTGTATGACCACACACTCCGCGCAGATCACACCCGACAAACATGAGAACCTGTGGCTGGGAATTGATATGGGTCAAACCTGTCACGTGATTGTCGGGCGCGGGAACGACGAAGACAATCTGGAAGTCATCCAGATGCACCAAGTGAACGTGTCGGGTATTGTACCATGGGTCGAAACATTTTGTGAGACTTACAATGTTGTTGGCGGTTGCGTTGACCGTCACCCGTATGAGCCGACAGCGCGGGACATCTTCAAAGCAAGTGGTGGGAAAGTCCTGCCGGTTGAATACCGTGGCTTGAAAGACACCAACCTCGTGCGTGACCATGAAGACAATGTCATCCATGGACAGGCCAATCACACCTTCTTCCTTGATAACTTCGCCGCTAAAATCCGCAAGCGCAAAATCCGCATCTCCGGTTACGGCAACCAGAAGTCTGTCTATTCACAGCATTTGCGCGAGATGGTGCGGAACGAAGAGCCGGGCAAACCCGCGCAATGGGTGAAACTCAGCGGGGAGGATCACTATCTTCACGCCTCTGGCATGATGGTGATCGCGCCGAAGTTCGCCGAGCTGATCCGTTTCCACAACAAGACCGACCAGCGTTCGACAATCTTTGCCAGTGTGATGGACCCGAATATCCTTTCGAGCGGTTTGACAGGCTTCACCAAGGTGGGTCTAATAACAAATAACTAGACAGCCAACGGAATACCGTTTAAGACTTGAACTGATCCATATTTTGGAAGACCCATGGCCCTACCCAACATTATTCAAGTCCTGTTGCCAAAAAAGAAGCCAACCGCGAACGGGGCTTCTGTTACAGGGACGTATCAACCGCAGAATAATGCGAACGTTCTGACAGCTCCAACCTATCGAAATCACCTTGCTGATCTGTTCACCAGCCGTGTCAGTAATGATGCGCGGACCTTGCTCAAGGATTTGATCAAGTACGATAGTGATATGTCTGCCACACTCCACGCCTTTTTAACGACGGCGGCGACGGAACTTCAGGCTTATGTCTATGACGCGCAGGGTGTGTTGGACCGTGAAGGTCAAAAGCAGCTCGATGCGCTTTTCAGTATTATGTTTAAGCGTAACGATTATACCACAGGTTTTACCTTCACCAAATCGCTGCGTGAGATTTGCGAAGACTTTCGTTATATGTTGTTGCTGCGCGGCGGTATCGCCTGTGAATTGATTTTTGACAAACTTCTGTTGCCAAGCCAAATCCGTCAGCTTGATCTGGCGACTATCCAATGGCGTGAAACCCAGCCGGGTCTGTATAAGCCTGAGCAGCTGCCTGTTGGTTCCAACAAAGCGATCCCTCTCGACAGCACCAACATCTTTGTGAAGCTGTACCGTCAGAACCCGACCGAGATTTATCCTGAAAGCATCTTCGTATCATCCATCAATACGATCTCCGCCCGGCAACAGGTCATCAATGATCTGTATCGTATCATGCAGAAGACCGGGTATCCCCGTCTTGAGATCACCGTGGTTGAAGAAGTCCTGCGTAAGAATGCACCGTCCAGCATGCAAACTGATGAAAGCCTGATGCGTCAATGGATTTCTGCCCGGATGAATGAGATTGCCGTCTCGGTCACAGAGATGCGCCCAGACAGCGTGTATGTCCACACTGATGCCATTACGTCCAATATCCTGAACAAGGGTGGCCCCGGCACAGCGTTCGACGTGACGGCCATTATCGACGTTCTCAACGCACAGAACCAAGCCGCCCTTAAAACCATGGCGACCATCATTGGCCGTGGTAAGTCCGGCGTGAACACCGCGTCCGTCGAAGCACGGGTGTTTTCGAAATCTGCTGACATGCTCAACGGTCCGCTTGCCGACATTCTGCAGGATATGTTGACCTACGCCATGCGTCTGCAAGGTTACGCCGGGTACGTTGAATGTGAATTCGCACCGGTTGAGCTGCGTCCAGACCTCGAACTGGAACCACAGCGCACGATGAAACAGGCGCGTTTGCTGCAGGATTTAAGCCATGGCCTGATCACGGACGACGAATATCACATGGAAATGTACAGTCGTCCACGTCCTGATAGCTCCCCGGAACTCTCCGGCACCGGCTTCTATGAAGGTTCGTCGAACGTTGACGCCTCAAATATCAGCCCGAACTCTGACCCTCTCGGTCGCAGCATCACCCCTGAGAATTCCAAATCTGCCAAGTCGAACACTGTGAAGAAGCCCGCCTCCAAGTAACTACCCACTAAAATTTATTGACGGCAACAAACTTTTAGAGTTAATGTGACATTACATGAGCAAACGCGTTACCATCACTGAAAAAATTCAAGCACGTATTCGTGCTGCCGTCGGCGACCCCGATTTGAACACGAATGATTTGGCTGTTTACGAAGCGCGTTTCCTCACGACCGAGCCACTGACTAAAGGTGGTTTTTTCAATAAGGCGCGGGTATCGCCGCCGACCTTGTTTCAGATGGCTGCTTATCTGACTGAAGAAGGCAAAGCCCGTCCGCTGCACATTATGCATGAAGATGATATTTTACCAATCGGTAAAGTATTTTCTGCCGAAGCGCGCACCATGGCGAATGGCGAAACAGAATTACGCGGACAGTTTTACATCCCACTGTCCGAAACAGCATCGTTGACGAAACTTGACAATGCTGTCGTTGATGAAGTCAGCGTGGGTATGTTGAATACCCATGCATTCTGTTCTGAATGTGAGTTTGATTACTTCGGAGCAGAGGCTGGCTGGACAAACTTCATGGACCTGTCTTGTAGCGAAGGTCACAAGATCGGTGTTGATGGTGTCCACGTCCGTCTCGCTGGATTGGAAAGCTGGTCAGAACTTTCTCTGGTTGGTGCCGGTGCAGCGAAGAATGCAAAAATCATGCCTCGCATTAAGCAGGTCATGGCCAAAGCTGACTACGAACGACTGGCTGCAAGCGGCGCACCTGCCGATGCTCGTTTAGTAACAACGTCCTACAAAATTGAGGACGCAACCCCACCAACACAGGAAGAACCCAAGATGGATTTAAAAGAAATCTTGGCACAGCTGAGCGCAAGCACAACTGATGCCGCCACCGTCAAAGTTGAATTGGCTACAGCCAAGGCGACTGTTGACACACAAGCTGCTCGTATCACTGAACTCGAAACACAACTGGCTGCGTCTGCCGCAACCGTTGATGCCGACAAGGCCACGTTGCAAACAGAATTAGATGCTGCAAAAGCAGACCTGAAAACTGCAGACGAGAAACTCGTTCCGCATTTCGAAGCTGCCTTCACAGCATCTGGTGATGCCAAAATCGAAGCTCCTGTAGGTCTGGTCGCTAAACTGGCTATGATCGAAGAGAAAGCTTTGAAATTGCATCAAGTTGTCGGTGCTAAATCCGACGCAACTGATAAACAGGCAACCCTTCAATCAAATGAAGATGCTCGTAAATCTGCCTTCAAATTGTCTAAATAAGGAGACTAATTATGCCAGCTATCGGTAAAGTATCGTTGAAGGGTCTGCCAGTCGAAGATTTCATTAACACGTTTCTCGTCAAAATTGGTGGCTCCGAAGCAACACAGGCAGACGCAGGTAATGCTGCGATGTCAATCGATACCACCACTGCCAACCAAGTAAAACTTGCTGTTGATGGTGAACGTATCTACGGTCGTCTCGAAGTTCGTGAAGACCGTGTCCAAGAAGGTATTGTTGTTGGTTCTATCGCTCGTAAGGGCGGAGTGACTTTCAATGTATCTCCTACCGTTTCACTCAGCTCACCAATTACCAACCCAGCTATTGGTGATTTCCTTGTTGGAGCCGTTAATGGTTCTGCCAAAGGTGGTTTTGTCCGTAAGGCCAGCACCGCTGAAATCCAAGCCGGTAAGTCTAATTGGCAGGTTGTTGAACTCATTACAAATGCAGACACGACTAAGTCTGTAGTTGCCATCGACGTATAAGGAGAACTGAGAATGTCAAACCAAACCCGCCCACTCAGCGAGATCAAAAAAATCAGCGCAAGTGACCTGAAGACCAAATTGAAAGCCGAGTCCGTTTCGACTTCTCAAGATGCCGGTCTGCAATTGTTGAAAGATGCCCAATCGTTTGGCGTCGGCATGCGCGACTACCTGATCTTGGCTGTTGATCGCGGTGAAGAAACAAAACTGAATGGTTATGAACTCATGCTCTCTGAGCTGAACCTGCCATTCCGTAATGACTTCGAGAATGGTATCTCACTGCAAGCTGCATCTGAGACATTCCAGACTTACTCCGGTACACGTGCTTTGTTCCCGACTGTTATTGATGATATGCTGCGTTTTGCAAATCGTCAGGACCAGCTGGAAAGCGTCGCTCCGCTTGTTGCCAACACCCGCACCACAGCTGGTGTGGAATTGTTATCCACAATCGTAGATGATGACAGCAAAGATCGTGACAGCTTCGTTATTGCTGAGATGTCGAACATCCCTGTTCGTACAATCAAAACCAGCGAAAAAACGGTCAAGTTCTACAAGCACGGTTCTGCAATTCGTACATCCTACGAATTCTCACGCCGCGCTTCACTGGATATCTTGATCCCGTACGCGAACCGTATTGGTCGTGAACTGGAACGTTCCAAGCTGGCTGCTGCTGTTGGTACCCTGATCAATGGTGACGGTGCTTATGCTGCTGCTCCAGTGGTCAACCAATCGTCCTACAACACCGCGACCGGTGTTACCGCTACAGACGGCAAGATCAACTGGCAGCACTTCGTGTACTGGCTGATCCAACGCGCTCAAGCCGGTGTACCAGTCGATACCGTTGTTATGAACTGGGACGGATACTACCAGTGGTTGACACTGTTCACCAACCCAACCTCTGCTACAGGTGCGCCAGCCATGGACAACCTGCGTCAGATGGGCGTGGATGTTGATCGTAATGCTAAAGGCATTCAGTTGCTGTCACGCATTACACCAGTTCTGGCGAGCGTTATGCCAGCCGGTCAACTGTTGGGTCTGTCACAAGCAGACACGCTGGAAGAATTGGTTGAAGCCGGTTCCGACATCAACGAAACAGATCGTGCTATCAAAAACCAAACCATCACTGTTGTCCGTACGGAAAACAGCGGTTACCGCCTGGTCTTTGGTGACACCCGTTCGATCTTTAAGTTCAAAGAAGCTTAAGTCGAATAAGTCCAAACTAAAGGCCCACCCGCCCAAAAGTGGGTGGGCCTTTTCTTTTCAATCCTACGGAGAAACCAATGACAAAATGTATCGTCGAAACTACCGGTGAATTTGGATTGGTCAACAATGACTATTCCGCCATTCACTCCCACCGTCCAACCGTGACACGTAAGACCCAACTGGTCGAAGTGAAGGTTGCTGATCGTCAATTGCGCATGCTGGCATCCACTTTGCCGGATCAAGCAAATGATGAAGATTTCCTCACTGTTCTGAATGAAGTTGGAGACACTAAACTGGCTGTGTCAGCTTATTGCTCTGAGTTCGGTATTGATAACCAAGGTGATGAAATCGCCATCGAAGGTTCAGCTATCACTGTAGCCGCTCAAGAAGCTGCTGACGCCATGGCAAAAGAAATTGCTGAAGCCAAGGCAAAGGAAGACGCTGATGCGAAAAAAGCTCAAGAAGAAGCCGATGCCAAAGCTGCTGAAGAACAAGCTGCTAAGGATGCCGCTGATACAAAGGCTAAAGCTGACGCCGATGCCGAAGCCCTCGCCACTAAAACTGCTGAAGACTTGGCTGAAAAGCAAGCTCTTAAAGACAAACTGAAAAACCAACATAACAATAAAGGCTAATCATGACACGGTATGTTGCGAACAATCAGGTATCATCACACAAAATCAGCTTCATTGTTGATGGGGATTTTGTGTCGCCTGATAGCGCGTCATACAGTTTATATGATAACGACGGTGTTATCGTCGAAGCTTTACAGGATGTTGTAATCACGATTGGCAGCGAACAAACGTTCGCTGCCATTACTATTCCGGCAGATGCCAACACACGTGTGCTGCCAACAGAAATTCGCTTCCTCGAAGTCACCTATGTGGTTGATGGTGCGACTTATACCACCACAGAATTCTACATCATCAAGGAAAATATCCGTCTCCCTGTTGATAAAAATGATGTTCGTCTTTTATTTGGTGCGCTACAGAATGAGCTGCCCGACGACATGATTGATTTGATCAGTGCCTTTGGACTGGTTAAAGAAGACCTTCCTGATATCGATCTTGATGCGATCATCAGCACAGGCAGCGAATTATTGCCGTCTTTGATCTCGGCGATCAAATATCGTGCAGCAATGACGCTCTCTATCAGCGTTCAGAATTCCATGATGCAAAGTGAACAAGCTGATAACAACAGCTATAAACGTTTTGATAATAAAAACTTTGCCGACTTCTTTGATAACTTCTCCGCTGAATATCGTCGCGCTCTTGCTATCCTACTTGGTGATGCTGTTCCTGTTATTGGCGCACCAGTCTTCAGTTTGATGGTGACTGGCGTTGACCCTGTGACGGGAGCATAATGGCCAGTCCTCTTCTTCATGTTGGTCGCCGGTTTCGTTCCAAATTCAAAACGATTGAGGGACGGGAATTCTACGGCCAGATTTTGGAGCCACCGGATACCAGCCGGGTGAGTAACTTCTTGTCGGCTCGTCGTTATTTACGGACACAGCCAGATACGAAGATCAAAGCACGGGATGTTGTGATCGTCACAGGCCAGAAATATGTGGTTGCCGAACACGGAACAGGTTTCTATGTGACGCCGATTTACAAGCATTTTAAAATGTTTGAAGTTGATATGATCGAACAGGCGTGGGGCGCACGGTCAGTAAACCATCCTGTAACCGGTCAGCCTGAAACGATCCGTGATGTTGATAAAGGCATGGTTCACATCTCCATCCAGCCAGCTGCTCTCGTTCAGGACAGTACCCTTATCCCACAAGAGATGGAGATCGGTGTATCCAATGTTGATCTGCAGGTTGAGGACAAAGTCGGAAACTTTATTGTGATCAAATCAGATAAAGTTTTAGGTGTGACCCTTCTTACTTTGAAGGCTTTGTAATGGCTTTTAAAGACGATATCGCGCGGATCGAGAAACGATTGTACAGTCTTGCCTCGACAGGTGTGGAAGAAATCCTCCGCTCGAAAGCAAAATTGATTGAGAAAAAACTGACAGAATTACAAAATCAGTTCTTCACGATCATGATCCAGAAAGTGGTTGGAGCCTCAGGCCCGCCCGCTTTAGGGTCTTACACACCACCCCGGTGGAAGTCTTTGAACACGAAATACGCTGCGACAAAACGCAAGCAAGTCAATCCGGGGTTCTTTAAAAACACTGGTGGCTTGCAGCAATCACTTCGTCAGTCCCGTGCGTTGAACGCATTTGGTCGTCCGTCGGTGAATATCGGCAATGCTGTGACACGTCAGGGTAAAGTTAATCTTGACCCGAAGACCCGTGGCCGCACACGTCCAGTGTTTATCATCGACCTTTATCCGAAGGTTGAAGAAAGTTTGAATAACGGAAAAGCGTTGGCGCGTTATTTTTCACCGAAGGTTGCTTACAAATTAACCAACTGGCGTGGCCGTGAAGACCGTCCTATCATTGCAGAATATATGAAATGGTGGTTAGATGTGAAAGCCCGTCGGGCTGTTACCGAAGTTCTGGGAGCCTGATCATGGTTGACAATACGTTCATCGATATTAAATCGTCCTTGCTGAAATACTGCAAGGACGTGATCGCGCGTTATCCATCTATCATGCCCGGTTGGACTGTTTTTGATTTCGACAGTCATGCCAGTGTGAACGAAATGCCAAACACAGATGTTCTTGGCATCATGGAATATTCAGTTTCAAATCACGATAATCATTATTATGTAACGTGTATGATTACCGTCTGTACAAAATCTGACGACGCCCAGTTGAAGCGTTTGCATCCTGCTATGAACGCTCTGTTCGGTGAATTAAAACCGGGCTGGGGAGGTATTCAGGTTGTGAATTCCAACACCGGTGACGCCGTCGGTAATCTGAAAGTGATGGAAAATGTGACAGCCCTGCCAGTTGGCCGGGCCGATAACCGCCCCATTCAGATGATCGCCGTTGAGTTGGGTTCTTCGTTTTTAGTCCCGCCTTAACATCCCAAAATTATCTTGGACTATTATAGATGATCTATGGTAGTTTGAGATAGTAATTCAAGACCCACAAGGAGAACTACTATGCCGGGTTTAGCTAAAACCAATGCTTTCATGCTGGGTACAGCGACTGTCATGTTAGGCGGAATGAGTGATTTGTATGATCTGAACCCTATTGAGAATTCAATTGGTTTGGTTAAAAACTTTACTTTGAGTGCCGCACCGACATTTACTGAACTCACACAGGGTGTGCAGAACACCGTTGTAGACTCCACGATCACGGGCAACCCTGTCCGCGCTCAAATGGAAACCTATGAATACACTGCCAAGAACTTTGCTTATGCATTGGGCTTGGAAGGCGCACCAGCTATGACTGTTGCCGGTAACACTACCATCACAACTACCAGTGGTGCTGTTAACGGTGCGTCATCTCCTGCTCCTCTGATCTTACCAGTGACTGCCGCTACAGGCATTACCACCGGTAAGTTCCTGATGATCTCTGTTGATAATGAAGATCACTTCATTATCCGTAAAGTTGTTTCGGTTGCTTCTCTCAACGTCACTGTTGATAAAGCTCTGCCGAGCATTCCATCAGGTGCCAAGGTTCGTGTTGTTTCTGATCTCGCTATCGGCAGCAAAAACGACCAACCATACTACTCGGCACAGGTTAACGGCAAACTGTCCAACGGCGATCCAATCGTTATGTTGTTGCCGAAAGTCCGTATTGTTGCTGGTTTCAGCATGGCCTTCACTTCGTCCGACTATGGTAACATGCCGTTCGAATTAGCCGTATATGATCAGGTTTCTACCGACCCGTTCTATGCTGACTTCCCGAACCAATCTGCTAAAATTCTGCGTAGTTAATTAAAACTAGCTATTGCGTATTAAATTGCCCCCTACTACAGTAGGGGGCAATTTTAATTTTAGGGGAACCCGATGACCGAACCAACACCTACCGAGTATGTTGACGTTAACGATTATATTACTATTCCAGTGAAGGGTCCCAAACAGGACAAAACTGAAGATCAAGAATTTTTCATGTCGGCTGGTTTGATCCGCCGTCTGGTCAGTATTTTACAACACCGGGGCGATGTCTCTGAAATGTATACTGATCCTCTTATCCAAGAATTGCTTATCCTTGAGACTGTTACACCACGTAATGAGCGGGGTGTTGACCTTGCTACCCAGACAACTCTTGATGATTATGTGATGACCCAAGCCGACGCCGATAAACTTTTGGCATGGATCGAAGGCCACGTGTTCAATTTTTTTATCAAGATGGGGACACTCGTGAGCCAAGCAGCGGCAAATCCGAACAGCCCGCTACAGAAATTACTGCACTCAGCGACTGGTTTAAAGGACTTAGCGCAGACGAAGCTGTCTGTTGGGGCTTCGGATGTAAATTAAGTGACATTCCCAAGCTTTTGTGGCACAGTACACAGAGGGATATACAAACGCAACTGAAGCTGAAACTGGGATTTGAGATGGCTTATTCAAATCAGGATTTCCAAGCGGTTGCTTATGTTGTTTCTCGCGCCCTCGGTGGCGAACCAAAGAAAACGGTTGAGCCAAGAAATATTGATGAGGCCGTCATGCAATTGGATGCGGTGTTTGGGAATTAAATGAGTACGGAAAAGTTAAACATTGATACCGTTGTCAATACTTCGCAGCTTGAAAAAGCTGCGAAGCAAATGGATAAAATGGCTAAGTTTGCTGAAGTTGCAAACGTCAGTGTTAAACGTTTGAATGAACAGCTGGCGAAGACTGAAGAACGGTTACGCCAAGCCGGTACCACTCAGAAAAAATTTAATGACAGTCTCCGTAATACTTCTTCTGGATCGACAGGGGCGCAGGATAAGCTCGCGCAACAAGCTGGTAATGCAAAAAACGTAGCAGCTAATCTCCGTAATACAAATGCGGAACTTGCACGTACTGTTCTGCTTGAAGAGAAACGTGCTATAGCCGGTGAACGCGCTCAACGGGTTTTAGCCTTAGCGACAACCAAACAGGTTCAGCTTGCTCGCACAGTCAGTGATCTTCGCTTACAGCAGGAAGCCCAGCAAATTCGTGTTGATCGTGCGGAAAGCACCTATCATAAAAATTCAACAGCTCGTAATCAAAAGCAGTTATCCGACGAACGTCAGTTGTTGCAAGCGATCAAGAACCGTACGACGGAGATTAATAAGGCCGCTGCTGCATCTGCCCGTCCGGCTAAAGTTCCTTTAACACCACAGGAAAAAGGCGCACAAAAAGTCGAGAACCTTTTCGGTGATGGTGGTGCTGCTCTGTTTAAAATTCAAGCAGGATTGCTGCTGAATTATCAGATCATGAACCAGTTCATTAATGCGTTCCAATTTGGTACAAAATTTGTTGTTGACTTTGATGCGTCATTAAAAGATTTACAAGCCACCGTCGGTATTACGAATACCGAAATGGAAGGTTTGGGTAAAAAGATTATTTCTGTTTCTCAAGGAACGAAATTCTCTGCCGTTGAAGTTGCTAAAGCTGCCGTAACATTAGGTCAGGCCGGTTTTTCAGCACGTGAAATTGGTGCGTCGCTTGAAGGTGTAACCTTGCTGGCAACGGCCACCGGTAGTGATCTTGCTACGTCGGTGGATGTAGCTTCATCGGTTGTTACCGTGTTTAATCTTCGTGCTGAAGACATGACCCATATCGCAAACGTTGCAACCACAGCGATTAATGAAACGAAACTGACAATCGATAAACTCGCGCAAGGTATGCAATACGCTGGTAACATTGCAGCCGAAGCTGGTCTGACGTTTGAAGAAACAACCGCTGTCTTGGGCGCAATGGCTAATGCTGGTATTCGTTCCGGCTCTACATTGGGTACAGGTTTGCGTCAGGTCTTGATTGAGCTGATGAACCCAACTGAAAAACTTCGTAAGAAATTAGGCGAAGTTGGTTTGAGTGTTGAAGATGTTGATATTAAAGCACGTGGCTTTACTGAAGTCATGGAAACATTGCGCGACGCTGGTTTCAGTGCCAGCACTGGATTTGAAGCTTTAGAAACACGTTCTGCCGCTGCGTTTGCTGCGATCCAAAGCAACCCCGCAATCTTGAATAATTTAAAAGAAGCATTTCTTTTAACGAACGCTGCGGCTAAAGCCAATGAAACGCAGATGGACTCCCTAAAAAATACCACCTCTCAATTTGCAGGGGTATTAGGTGTCACATTCGTTCAAGCTTTTGAACCTGTCAAAGTTGCACTGCGCGAATTTTTACAGTTGATGACCTCGCTTTTAAAAGCGTTGAATGAAAATAAAACTCTTTTACCTGTTATTGGTACCCTTATTACTGGACTTGTTTCTGCAACAGCTTTAGGTAGCCTTTCTAAACTTGTTTCTAATCTTGTTAAAATGAGTGCAGTGTTTGGTCCGATGGGTTTAACAGGCGTTGCAGCTTTTACGAAGGTTGCCGCAGCGGTTACTGTATTGGTGGGAGCCGTCGCACTTTTAAATGGTTCATTTGACAGTACGAAAATTAAACTTGATCAGTTACAAGCTGCAGCTGATAAAGCTAAAGGTGATAGCGATAGCACCGACACAACTCTTGGATCATTGCAAGAAGCACGTGATCGTTTGTTGACACGTTCTGGTGCCTTGAAAGGTAAGCCAAACGAATTGTTCACTGAAATGGTGGCTCTTCAAACACAGTTCGGTCAGTATGGTTTAGAGTTAGATACAAGCGTCACACCAAGTGTTGAAAGCTTGGCAGGTGCTGTAGATAAATTGATTAAGAAAATGCAGGACCTTGCTGCAGTACAAGCAAAAACAAAAACCACAACGCAAAGCAGTTTACTGCAAGGTATTGCAGCATCAACACCCGGAGGATTTAAAAGCTATATTGCTAACGATCCTTCGCGTGATATTGCCAAGCAAGTAAGTGATTTTCAAAACGTAGATTTTAATCAAAGCAGTCCAACTCAACGTTTAGATTTTAAGAAGCGATTGAGTAGCTTCCGAGATACATTATTCGGAATGATCAATAAAAGTGCTGATGAATTAAAAGCATATGAAACGGATTTGGATGCTACAAGCTTCTTTAGCAAATTTAAAAAAGAAGATTTGAAATCTAAAATCGCTAACGTCAAGCTGGTTGCTGAACGTTTAGAGACTGTAAAAAATGTTGTTGATCAATTACAAGCGGGTATCAACATTGTCGATATCGACGGTGCTGGAGAAGTTGGTAAGAATTTCTCACGTACGAAGTTAGGAGCATCTGTTAATTCAGTATTGACGCAAGGTATTATTGATCTTAGTACCGAAAAAGCAAAACTGCGTGATGACTCCACACCTAAACAACGTCTTGAAGTTGAGAAGCGTTTGATGGAATTGAGCAAGGCTCTTCGTCAAACTATTCTGACGTTAATTACAAACGGTAAAGATGAAGCCCTGTTACAATTACAGGAATTCATTGGTAAGCCTGTAACTGAAAGCGAACTGGAACCGGTCCTCGCAGGTGTTGACGCGCAGATCGAGGCACAGGTTAGTGCAAACAACAGTGCTTTCGATACCAGTGCTAAAGAAACTGTTGATACTTTTAATCACGTGTTGGAAGCTGCGAAGAACGCACTGGATGCAGTTAAAGAAAAATTCGCTCATGTTGCTGACAAGATTGAAACTGAGATCGCCCGCTTTGATGCGATTTCGGCGGAGAGCGTTGAGGGCGGTGGGTTGTATGGTCGTTATAACGATCAGGAGCTGAAGGTTTTTGGTGACCGTCAGAAGGGTCTGAAGACCGACGCGCTGAAGGCTAAGATTGCTGCTTCCTACGATGTAGAGGCCGGGCTGCGAAATGTAATTGGCGCACAAGGTGCGATTGTTTCTAAACGCACCCAACAAGCTGGAGTAAACCCTTCAGATAGTGATGCGATCCAAGCCCGTATGGCGGCTGAGAAGGATATGATCGCTCTACAGAATGAGCTTAACAGCGTTTTGACCGAACGCGCCCGTAACCAAGACTTGGTTAATGCGGCAGAAGGTCGTTCGATTGAAGCCAACATTCCCTTGCGTGAACAGATGCGCGGGATCATCGATGATTATCGTACTCGCCTTATAGTTGAAAGTGAGTGGGCTTACAATTTGCGGACCAATGTAACTGGAGCATTGGACGCCGGGCGTAACAGCATGTCCCAGTTCTTTCAGGATGCCGTTAGTGGGACGAAGTCAGTTGGTTCGGCCTTTGCTGATATGGCGAAAAGCATCATCTCCAGCATGCTTAAAATCGCGTCTGATAAGCTTGCTGCCCAAGCCTTCGGCTTTATGGCGGACATCGGTCTGTCGATCTTTGGTGGATTGGGTAAAGGTCGCGTTACGGGCGGAGGTCAAACTTATGGTCCACCGGCCCCTTCGATGTATACGGGTGGCTCAATCCGCCGTGCCGCGGGTGGTGCTGACATTGGTCGTGACACTACACCGATCCTCGCCCGCCCCGGTGAGTTTATCATGCGGAACTCCGCCGTGGATATGATCGGTGCCGATAACCTGTCTGCCTTGAACGCTATGGGCAACCGCCGAGTGTCCCAAGCCACAGAGGGTATTCCGTCCCCGGCGAATGAGAATATGGGCGGTAGCGTTCTGAACGTGTACGTTGTAAGCCCGGATCAGAAGCCGTCCCTCAGCAAGGCTGATGTTCTGGTGACGATCTCCGAAGACATCATGCGCGGTGGTAACACGAAGAAACTTATTAAACAGGTGGTCTTTCAATAATGGAAACCTTTAATTTCCCATATCACACCTTTGAAACGACCAATCCTGAAAGTGGTATTCGTGGACAATTCGGGGGGAATTATGTGTTCACAGCCCCGCCGTCCGATCCTGATCAACGGATTTTCACCTTGCATTTCTCGGTCATGAAGTTCTACGTGAACGGTATGGGAAACGTTGATGAGACGATCAACCCAAAACTGAACATGTATGCGCTGATTAAATTTTATCAAGCGCATAAGCTCCATTCAAGTTTCTTGTATAATCATCCGGTGCATGGTACGTTGATCTGTAAGTTTCAAACCCCCTTGACGGAACCCGAAGGTATTCGGGGCGGCGGCGGGGCTGTAAAAGAATTCACTGTTAGCCTGATTGAAATTCCGTAGGAGATAATATGGCCGTTACGTCCACCCCATTCCGTAGTTTTCTCCTTGCTGTCGGGACAAACGACCTTGATTTAACCGCTGATACCTTCAAAATTATCTTGGTGAATGCCTACACATTTGATGTGACGCATGATACCTTCTCCGATATTTCTGCAAATGAGATTGCTAACGGCAACGGTTACACAACCGGTGGTCAGTCCCTATCGAACGTCAGTTGGGCATGGAACTCTGGTATTTCCAAATGGAAATGGGATGCTGATGATCTGACATGGACTGCTGTGGGTGGGGCTATTGGCCCAGCGAACGGTGCTATTATCTTTGACAACACGACCAGTGATAAAAAACTGGTCGCCTTCATCGATTTCGGTCAGTCTGAAACTGCCGGACAAGATACAGATTTTAAAATCACTTTCGGAGCAAACGGTATTTTTACCTTCGGACTGGTTTAAGGAATTCATTGACACAACCGGCAGACCCTGCCAATTTAAATCAACACTAATGGAGAGCATGGATGGCCAGTTCATTTAATAAATTTCAATCGTTTGTCGAGGCATTGGCTGAAAAAGTCCACAACCTTGGTAGTGACACTTTAAAGGTTGTGTTGACAAACACTACACCTGTTGCAACGAACACACAGCTGTCGAACATTACCCAGATCGCTAACGGCAACGGTTACACAACCGGCGGCGCGACGGCGACAACTTCATCCTCAGCCCAATCCGCTGGTACCTATAAACTGGTGCTTGCAGATGTTGTTTGGACAGCCTCTGGTGCGATGGGTCCATTCCGTTACGCTGTTCTTTACAACGACACCGCAACGAACGACGAACTGATTGGCTGGTGGGATTACGGCACAGCTATCACCTTGGCTTCAGGCGAGACATTCACAGTTGATTACGACGGCACCAATGGTGTCCTTACTCTGGTATAAAGGAAAGCGTCATGACAGACTTTCAAAAATTAAAAATTGAATTGGAAACGGAACTGGCAGCTTTGACAAAGAAAGCTGATCCGATCCGTACTGAGTTGGACAAACTGAAAGAACAAATTCTTCCAGTGGAAATGAAAATTCGCACGTTACACAATCAGTTGAAAGAAATTGAGCAACCTCATAAAGCAGAACTGGTCATGAAGATCGCTGCCATTGATGATGTGTTGAAGAATTTCCCATCTCCTGTTGCGGAAACTATCGATCACAAATAACCTCTAACCCAAGGGAGAGGTTATGACTGTACCAAATGTAGGTCATCGATACCAAGTCGGTAAATCAGCGTCGTCGTTTTCGTTATCTATGGCGTCGATGAATATTGGCGACTTGATGATCCTTGCAGTCGAAACATCCAACCAAGCGGTAAGTACCCCAGCTGGTTGGACAATCATGACTGGATCACCATGGTCACTTGGTAGTGCGGCAAACGTAAATGGTATTCGTTTAAGTGTATTTTATAAATACGCAACATCCACATCTGAAAGTGTAACGGTTCCTGACTCTGGTGATCATCAGACGGCTATTTTATTCAGCACAACTGACGCGCGTTCAACAAATCCTTTTCATGACATTGTTGTAAGCACCGGAACAACAGGGACAACCGTTTCTTCTCCAAGCTTAAATAATCAATACAATGACTCTGCGTATGTTTTTATTCCCGCCACTGGTGCTGATAGTACAACACCTTTTACGACAGCATCTAACAGCACAATTGGTACCCTTAGCCGCTTAGATGGTACAGGATCAACCGATGGTAATGGTGGTGGAGTAACAGTTTTTTATGCTGACAATAATAATGTTCCTCCACTGGGTACGATTGCTGGATCATCTTCTACTGCACCAACTTCTGCTCCGTGGATTGGTTTAGCATTTATGATCCGAGGTACAACACCTGTCGGTATTACAGCAAGCACTGGAAGTTTCCAAGTACAACCTTATGGTTATGGAAGTGCTGATCTTTATAAAACAAACTCTGACGGCTCTATTACGATTGAAGATTTTGAAGCTAGTTTTGAGGCAGGAGATACTAAATTATCTTGGGCTGCTGACGATAGTACAAACAGTATAAACTATAATACCGACAGTGTTATTTCCGTTGGAAGTTATAATAGTTCACATCAAACTGAAGGCCTGTATTGCTGGGATGTTATACAAGATAACGGAACCGATCCTGGTTCCGGTGGAACAGATATTTTATTAGACAGTTTTGAAACTATCACAAGTAACGTACCAACAGGAGGTGTGGCAGGAATTACATGGCGTAATGCTGCAAATATTGGAGCCTTGGTTCTTAACGGAACTCGTTCTGCTGTAACGACATATCACTCTGAAGGAACTAAAGCTCTCCAGATTACAAAAACCCTTGCAGGTGATGCCATGGGACTGGCATCTGGAGATTGGATTGGTAGTTCTCCTACAAATGCTTCGTATATTGATATAACAGGGTATAATGTAGCGTATGATGTTTGGACAACATCACCAAATATTCAAGCCGTGCTATATGTATTAGATATTAATGGTGTTGTTGTTGCTGGAAATGCAGGAACGATTATTCCAGATGATGGTACACTTACAACTATTGTTGCAGGTCCAGTTGATTCCGGGGATTTAACACAAGTTATTGTAGCTATCATCTTTTTTGGGGATGATGGAGTTAATACTGTTTATGTGGATAAACTTCGTTTAACAACAAGTGAAGGAGGAGGGAATCGCGCGCCGATATTAGTTGGAGAAACAATTTCCCAGAATATTATTTTAAAGAAAGATTATTTAGCTGTCGATATAAATCCATACGTTATTCCTTCAGGAGGTCTAATTTCTGTTGGGTTATATGATCCTTTTACTGATACAGTTGTTGATAATATAACAACTAATTCTACAGGACAACAAACTTTATCATTTGACTTATCATCCTATACGACAGGTGATTTTTCTAGTGGTGCTGAAATTATAATCTCTGCGGCAGATTTAAATACTTATCCAGTTGTTCCTTCCGCTTATGGTGAACATAAATATTACATTGATAATATGCGGATCACGGATAGCGTCGCGCTCGCGTATACGCTTGAAGCGACAACTCAATCGTTCGCACTCACCGGTCAGTCAGTCAATTTTAATCGTACCTATAAATTAGAAGCTGCACCTGCAGCACTGACAATGACAGGTCAGAATGCTTCGTTGATCTCAGCGCGTTCGATGATCAGCAATCCCGGAACATTTATTTTCACTACGATTGATGCTCAGTTAAATAAAGGTGGAACACTTGCGGCTTTGCCGGGAGCTTTTGCTTTGACCGGGCAGACAGCGCAGCTGTCACGCACAGCTATTCTGACAGCCGATAGTGGTACGTTTACGTTTAGTGGTATCTCTGCAAATCTACTAAAACAATTTAATTTCTCTGCATCCTCTGCAGCCTTTACGATGACAGGCCAAGCAGCAGGTTTGTTCAACACGCGTAAGATTGAAGCCCCGTACGAACCGTTTACCTTAACCGGTCAGACGGCGACAATGGTCTATGGTCGTAAAGGTTATTCAGATGCCGGTTCGTTTGCCTTTACAGGGCAAACTGTCAACTTGAAGAAAGTGCATTACGTTTATCCACCGACGATCCAATTCGGTTTTCAATCCATTGCGCCAAAGATCGCTACCGGGTCTTCAGCCCTTCCGCCAGAAATTGAATTTGAAGTTGATTTCATCGTCCCTTACTTTGTCGGCGAGCGTCCATTCACGCGCGTCTCTCCGCCGACACGTGACTTTGCGTTTGACTTTCCAGATACCGAGGTCGCAACAGGCGTTAATGCTGTTGCTCCGACAATCGAATTCAAAATGCGAACCGGTATTCAGTATTTCAAAATCCAGCTGGTAGCCTGTGTCGGTTCACCGGCTCCGGTTCAGCATATTGCAGACAGTAAGAAACTGGAAGCCGATGCCTATGTCGAACTGTTCGATATTATTTTGTCCGACAATGTCACGCGTATTTTGCTGAAGCAGAACAGCAACGTGACATGGCAGGGTCAGACATACGAAGGGACAGGTATTCAGATTGAGGGTGTTGCGCGTTATGCCGATGATCAATTATCTCGTCCGAAGCTGACGATCTTTAACCCGCAAGGTGTGTTTTCATATTTGATCGATCAAGGTCATTTAGAAAATGCGATTGTGAAACGTACTCGTGTTCTGAAAGAGCATATTGACGCCGACCTACCCGTCTATCGTGTCGAGCAATGGCGCGTGGCGCGTGTTGCGAATGTTAAAAAGGGCTTTATTGGTTTAGAACTCCGTGGTATGTTAGACGGACAGAACTTCCTGACCCCCGGTCGGATGTTTATCCCACCTGATTTCCCGACTGTGAGCCTGAACTAGAATGACAGATAAATCGATCCGGCATGAGAAGCTTAATGGAGGTTATCTCCGTTACGATCATTTGCTTGGTAAATCATTCGAGCATGGGAAGCAGGATTGTTATACAATCCTTGCAGATTTGTTTAAAGATAATTTGAATGTAACTTTGACAGCCTACGCCCGGCCCGATGACTGGTGGATCGACGATGATATGGACTTAGATTTATATCGCCAGAATTATGAGCGTGAAGGTTTTCAATTAGTCGATATGCAGCATGTGCGTGACTTGCGTATTCTCGACGTTGCTTTGATCTCTATCCCTGATCCCCGTAATCCGAAACGTACGGTGATTAATCATTGTGCCATTTATGTT